GGGTCCCATTCTTTCAGGCAATTCTGGGATGGCGGATTCATCAACTTCATCGATGAAAACTCCTGGTGAAACAAACTTAAACTTATCAACTGCCATGTTAAAACGCTCCTTAATTAGGGTAGTTCAAAATTTTGGTGAACTTTTTCTCTAATAAATAGTCACCGTTAGACACAAAACCCTTTAAAATCTGAATTCACCGTCATCATCTTGTAGTATGATTCTTTCGTTGGCAAATCTCACCTGTACCGCGTTCTCTCTTCGTACAACTCTAGGTTGTTTCTGGTTTACTGTATCACCTATAAGATAACCCACAACGTTGATTGACAAAGTAGTTTCGTATTTTCTCTCAGAATTAGTATAATTTGATATATTGTTGCCAAAATTATAGGTGCCATCAATAAAGGCTTCGTATTGATTTTCGTTATGGCTGATTATAACTCTTTGTTGGCCATTTGTCACTCTAATGTAGGGAGTGAGCAGATCGTTCATTTGTTCTTGATATTCTGTCCTTAAAACAACGCTATAGCCAACCTCTACATATATTGGTATTGGGATTGTAATCGTCTCATAAACAATTTTGTCATTTTTCTCAAACCTTTTTAAAGGGTAGTTAGGATCTCCTCGACGACGAAAAGAATCTGCGTTAAGAAAGTTTCTTGTTTTGTCTTGTTTTATAACCCTGCTAACTTTTAAAAACCCACCTTTTAGATCTCTCACCTCATCGACAACTGAGGCAGGTATTATGTTTTTTGAAGGGTCTTTCTTGATTGTTGTTCTCTCAACTGAAATGACTGGCAATACAATCTGGCCCATACTGTCTCTTTCTATGTTGGGGGTCTTAATATTCTGCGATCTTTCAGACCCAGACCAAATAACAGGAACTTTTTTAAATCCTTTGTTGGTTTTGACATTCACGCCCATAGAATCGTTTAGAAAGTTGTAAACTGCAAAGTCAATATCCTCTAAATCAGATTTAAAGAATGGTACATCACGACCAGTGTCCTCGTTTGTCACTTTTTTATCATCAGTCGCCATTGAAGAAGCCCTCCCGCGACTTAATACATTCTGCTACAACTTCAATTCGTCGATCGACTTGTCCAAATAACTCTTTTGGCTCTTTCAAGCCAACAATTTCATAAAAATTTGACCCATAAGAAACAAAATCACCTTCACGAACAAACAAATTCTGGTCTTCTGTAAGACGACGCTTGTGAAAGTGTACAGTAATCTTAATTGTTTTATCAATACCGTATTTATCAGTTGATGTCTCTTCACCCGCGAACTCTACAAGAGCGTGCACTCTGATTGGAGGCAAAAATGTCTTTGTAACAGCCTCATTGTACAGCGGATGGTAATTAGTTCTATCTAAATCGATAGCATAGTAGGCAACAGTTTGCCCGACGACTCGCTCGATTAACTCATCGTTAACTTGTTTAACTAAATCGCGCTCTTTTTCACCTAAAAACAGGGGAGGTGGCGGATTTGTTGGTTGTGTCCATTTGTTTTCTTCATCTGCCATTTAATATTAACCTGTATAAATAAAGTAAGGAATTTTTTGCGCTGTCTCTAAGGCGTCTTTTGATATCGTTTTCTGTAGTTCTGTTATCTTCTGATAGGTCAACTCGTCCAACACCTTCTGAAGCTCTTCACGGAGCGCTTTTTGCTCCTCTCTGGCTTCTGAGATAAGCTTGGCGCCGTTCAAAGTAACATTATTGCCTGGAATCGGAATAGTGGCAAACTTTGAGCGAATTTGACCCAATGTTTCTTTTGCTAGTGAAAGAGAAAATCTTCTGATCCATTGCTTGCCAACAGAGTTAATATTCTGAAATGGCAAATTAGCCAAAGGTAGCGTACTCATGTTGTTCACGCCATCGACTCCTGTTGTTCTTCCATCTTCGTCTTCCCAAACATCCTCTTCAATAGTAAAATCAAAATACATGAATTTTGGTGACACATCTGTTGGTGAAGGATAAATTCGCAGATTGGCGTTTCTTATTTCATATGAATAGTGCGAGTTTCTTGTGTAAATCGCGTCTTCATAAGCCATCGCCTGCATTTTATTTTGATATGGTGGTATAACTTCCCATGTAGAGTCGTCTGCGTACATGCCATAATTAGAAAGGTTGCCGACAGCGTTTAAGCCACCATAATATCCATAAAATCTCCACATAGCGTGTGGTGTTTTATAATACACTCTCTTAATAGTAATTTTTTTATTATTAAACTTATTGTAAAAAGAAGAGTCGGTATCAGTTGCGGACGATGCTGAAACAATTTTCTGTAAATCGTAATTCTGTCTTGAAGAAGTTATCGCGATAGAAGCAGAATATATTGGCAATGTGCCACCTATGCCAACTTCGTTACTTGTGTTCTCCATTACCTTTTTGCCGTATGTAAACTTAAACTTTGGATATTTAAGTTCTACGTTTGAGCCACTAAGAGAATCTGTTCTTTGGCCATCAGAGTCAAATGTGCCAGTGGTAGCACCAAGAGAGCTGTGAAGAATATTTTTTGACTGATGTACATTTAAAATATAAGAATATTCTAGAGTCGCTTCTTCATAAGCTGCGTATATGTTACCAACTGTAAGCTCAATATCTAATACATCACCACCAAGCTTTTTAAATGTATAAGCCACTTGGTCTGATGCGCCAGTAATAAAATTTTTGTCGAACAGATCTGAACCTGTGTCAACATAAATACCAAAAGGATAATGAGTTAAAGCACCAGCACCATCAGTGCCTGTTCCTAGTGTGCCTGTTGCCGGCAAAACGATTACAGATGTTTGCTGGCGGGGTGTTAAAGTTGGTGCTGACATGCATATAGCCTCCTATCATTATAATTAGTTGATTAGAGACTAATTAGCCTTTTGCTTTAGCGCGCTTTGATTTTGCCACTCTTGTTCCCGCTTTAACTCGGTTAGAAGGGGTGCGTTTTCTAGTAGCAGCTTTTTTGCTCACCGTTTTTTGGACCCTTGTTGTCTTAATAGTCTCTAAAGCAATCTCTTCAACAATCTCAGGTGGCTGTGGCTCTTCTTTTTGTGCTAGCACAGGTTCTACAGGAACTTCTTTAACAATTTCCTTAGTAGGTGCTTGTTTGATTTCAGCGACCACAGGTACAGTCTCAGCCACCGCTTGGAGTACTTTTTCTGTCTTTGTCTGTGGTGTGGTCGGCTCATCAACTATGGCCTCCTGTTTGCCTATTCTTGCTCTAATATTAGCATACTTTTTGGCGTATTTTGCCATTGTTAGTCTCTTGTTTCTTTTACCCATTTGGGCCTCCTAAGTTACTAATATAAATAGTCTAGAAATAGAAAACCCCTCTTCACGTGAAAAGGGGTTATCTCTGTCATAAAGGAAACTAGTTATTAAGCTGTCGAAGCAAATGCTGCTGCGGCGCCCGTGGTCTGTCCTGTTACGAACCACGTGGTACCATCGCTAACACACTCAATAAACGAACCTGGTGTTGTGGTGGCTGCTAAAGTCACCTTGTCGTCTGAGCCATCAGCAGCTGCAACGTCTCCTGAGTCGGCCATGTCATCAACTAATAGTATCACTTGTCCACGCATTGCTGTCGTCTTGTCAGCTGCTTGAATAACAATACTCTTGCTTGTGGCAACGACAACGCTTACAATAAATTTAAAATACGCACCTGCTTTGTGAGCCGGAAGTGTGATTGTGATATCATCAGATCCATCGCAAAAATAAATTTCACCTGTTTCTGCATCTCCAATTACTTTCGTAGTTCCTGCTGCGACGTCTTCTACTCTCATCAAAGATGCGTTTCTTGATGCTCTTCCTACTTTAGCCATGTTCGTTTTCTCCTTTTAAAAGGCGTGTCGCCTTATCAATCATAATAAATAGTAATATAATCCTTTAAGTTCCAAATAAAAAACCCCGCCGAGGAAAACTCCTAGACGGGGCTAGTTTAGCTTATGCTAAATTGGCTTAGGAGCCAGACTCACCTAAGAGGCCTCGGCATACGACAAGACCGTACATGTCAGGACGAACCATCTTCTTAGCGTATCGAGTCATCACGCCTTTGCGTGGCACGAAGTCTTCGACACCGAAGATAGTAGGTGTGACTTGCAGCGGGACGTATGGAGCGTAAACAAAGCCACTCTCAAGGAAGCTACCACCTTTACGACCAACGAGAACTAAGTTACGTGGGAAGTAAGGGTCGACATGAACGTCGAACTTACGGGAGAGCGAACCAACGTTAACAGCACCAACAGTACCTCTGTCGGAGTCATGCGTGACGTTAGCACGGAAACCAGCAGTAAACTCAAGGATGTTAGCAACCTCTGGCGAAGTCACCAGGAAGTTTGCGCCACCACGAAGAGTCTTTCTGTGGATCTGAGCCGAAACATCGTTGATGGTCTCGACAAGAGTCTCATACCACTCGCTAACAGTACCAGTAAAGTCTGGAGCAGCAGCAGTAGCACCAAGCTCAAGTCCAGTAACACGATCAACGAAAAGACCAGGCGAACGCGACCAGTAGTACGTACCAGCTGTTGCGCCTTTGATAAGGTCGTTAACGATCTCACGGTCGATCTCAAGAGCGATTTGCTCGGAGAGAATCTGAGTAAGCTCAACCTCTGCGTCAAGGTTGTGGTAAGCGTTGAGGTCTTGACCTAACTCTGGAGTCCACTTTGCCTTGAGCTTTTTGGTTTGTGCTGTAACAGCAATCGAGTCAACCTTGATATCGATCTCTGGGATCTCGTCAGTGTTAGCTGTCAAGCTTGTTGTTCCACTGTCACCAGCGCCCTCAAGAGGGAAGTTGGCACCACGAACCGAACCAAGAGCACCAGCACCCTCGAACTCATCAGCCATCGCATAAGTACCAGATAAAGCGTTAATTGAGTTTATAGTAGAAGCGCTTCTGAGAGTAAGAGTAAGAGTGCTACCAGAAATGCTTGTCAAACGACGAACAACACTAACACCGGATCGAGCTGTGGTACCATCAGCAAGAGTTCCTTGGAGTGAGCCAAGTGCGTCCCTGTTCATGTTAGATGGAACATTCATTGTTTTTTGCATAACAAACGCGCTTGTATCAGCTAACAAATCTGGGTCAAAGCGAATAAGCTTTCGTTGAGCCTCGCTGAGAGCGCTAACCTGCGTGTTGCCTAATGCGGAAACAGCAGACAACACTGCGTGGCCAGCAGCTGGCTCCGAAGTACCTGCGGCTAAGCCGGCAGTAGAAGCTGTGGCATGCGAGTAGTGATTTGCCAGGTTGTAGAAACCACCGCCACCTTCAGTAAGATCATCAACACCACCTGTGATCTCACTAGCGACTCTTCCGCCACCGTATACAGAATCAAGCTGATCAACGCCGTTACGCGAAGATGTAGCATCACTGTATTGGAAATCAAGGAAGAAAATGAGTCCCGATGGGAGGCTCATTGGCTGAACGCTAACAAGGTCATTAGCGAGAAGTCCTGCGAAAACGCGACGGACAATTGGGAAAGCAACGCTTGCGAAGCCTTCAACGTCACCAGCGCCCATGGACGAAGCCTCTTTAAGAAGCTGCGCGGCCTGGTTCTCTAAAAGACGAGCCATTCCAGCTCGGCTTTGATCGCCTTCAAGTCCCTCAAGAAGTCCAGTAGCTTCCCACTTTTCAAGTAAAGCAGCACCTTCTTTCTGCAAGGATCTCTCAACGATGCCTTCAGTTAATTTTTGTAAAACAGACATTGTAAATTTCTCCTATTATATTTAGTTTTTGTCTATTCCTGCTAGGAATTTCCAGCGATCATACGCTGGGGTTTGTTTTTGCTCCGCAATTCTTTGTTTACGCGAAGCATATACTATTGAAGAAGATTTTTCAACGGCCTCAACAAGTGATTTTGGCTGCGATTTGCGCGAGGTGCTGCCCACTGTGTTTTCGAGTGTATCAAATATTACTTTTGCTTCTTCCACGGTTTCAGCATTGTTTAAAGCTTCGACAAGTTTATTTTTTTG